TATTACTTCCTCCTTTGTGCAAGGCGCTGATTTGGTTATTGACGCTGACGCGACATCATTGGCTACGGCCATGCGCACAACGGAGACCATCCGCATAACCAGTCAGCAATACGATGAGTATGTGGCTACGGGCTTTTATCTGGAAGCCACGACGGCAACGGAAGAAACTACCAGTGACGATGCCGAAACGATGGCGCAAAAGGTAACAGGCATTACGACCCCCGCTTCGTCTGAAGACGATATGGTGGTCCTGCGGGAGGCCCATTGTTACCTAGATGTTGAGTCCAAAAGCGAACCCAACAAACCGTTTGTTGTTACGTACTTTGCTGATACGCAGCAAGTGGTAGGCGTCCGCCGCAATTGGGACGTTGAAGATGAGAAACGCTTTAAGAAACAAGTGTGGTATGTCAGTTATAAATTCCTGCCGGGACTAGGCTTCTATGGCTACGGCCTTTATCATGTGATTGGCGGCTTGGGTAAAGCTGCGACCGGAGCGCTTCGCTCCCTCCTAGACTCGGCGGCTTTCGCCAATCTTCAAGGTGGATTTAAATTGAAGGGGCGAATGCAAGGCGGTGAGATCGAAGTCGCTCCGGGTGAATTTGCTGATATCGATGCTGTGGTGGATGATATCAACAAAGCCATCATGCCCCTGCCGTTTAAAGAACCCTCCCAAACGATGATGGCTCTGCTCCAGTACGTTGTGGAGGTTGGTAAGCGGTTTGCCAATACGGCGGATATGAATATAGCAGACGCCAATCAGAATACGCCCGTTGGCACCACGATGACCCTGCTTGAAGAAAACGCACGGGTATTCAGCGCAATCCATAAGCGACTGCATAACGCTCAACGGCAAGAGTTTCAACTTATCGCCAAACTGAACGGCATTTACCTACCGACCAAATATCCGTTCCGTATGAAAGGTGTGGAAGATAGCTATATCCTGGCCAAGGACTTTGACAACCGGATCGATATTATCCCTACCAGCGATCCCAGCACATTCAGTTCCACGCAGCGCATTGCGCAGGGTCAAGCGACCATGCAGATGGAGAACGCTGCCCCGGAACTGTATAACAAGTACGTTGTCCATAAGCGTATGCACGAAGCCTTACGCACCCCCAACTATGAAGAATTTCTGCTTGATCCGCTGGACATTGAACGCATGGATCCAGTAACGGAAAACACGGCGATTATGTTTGGCCACCCGACAAAGGCTTACTCAGACCAGGACCACAAAAGCCATATGATTGTTCTGGATAATTGGTACAGTCGCCTCCCGCCCGAAGGGCAGCAGTTGTACCAAAATCAGTATATCGGCCATCGGGCTGAGCACATGGCGCTGCTTTATCGTGCCCAAGTCCAGGCGGCTCTTGGCGCACCCCTGCCACCCCTGCAGGATTTCAAAAACCCCAACGAACGCCCACCCGATATAGACCCAACGACAGACGCCAAGATTGCCGAGGCTGCGGCCCATGTAATCAACAATAGCGCCCAAGGCCAGAAACCCGCCCCGTTAGGACCACCCTTACCGAAGATGGGCGGAGACAAACAACCCAGCCCGCTTGAACAAGCGCGGTTGATGATGCAAATCGAATCTGAGTCCATCCAGATGAAGACCAAAGCCGACATCGAATCCAAAATGATGAAGGCTCAAATGGATGCACAGATTAAACAATCCAACGCTCAAATGGATATGCAGATCGAGCAAATTAAGGCTCAGGCGAAACTTGAAGAGGCGCGGATTAAAGCGCAGTTCAGCGCCGAAACTGATCAGCAGAAGGCGACTGCAGAGGTTGAACTTATGTGGGCAAAAGCTAACGCTGATATCCAAATCGCGCGTGAAAAAGCAGACACGTATCTCCAGGGTGAAATGGCAAGGATCAATACGCAAATTGCAATGGAAGAGGAACGCACAGAAAATCAAATGGAATTGGACCGCGCGAAAGCCCGGACCGATCAACATATCCGTTTAGTGGAAGCCCACGACAAAGCCGAGGAGTTTAACGACGATGGCTAACCTACCTCCGCCCCCGGTGCCGATGGCGCCCACTACGTTGGAGGAATTAGAGAACCCGCGCCCTCAGCCGGTAGCCCCGCCGCCGAAAGAATACAGGGGGACCATTATACCAATGACTCTATCCCCGGAGGGGGAATACAGCAAATCTGCCCCTACACTCTTATCCGATATACCAGACCGCTTTATGAAAGGAACAGAAGCCTTACGTGATCCTAAATGGTATGAAAAGGTAATGCTTAACCCAGACGCCGCTTTGCGAGTAACAGACATGGCGATGGACGTTGCCGGTACGGCGTACACTGGCGGCTTAATGGCTGGCGCAGGACGCACAGGCGGATTACGCATGTTCGTCGGCCCTTCCGCTAAAGGGGTAGACTTGCAGCAATTAAAAATAGCTAAAAAGATGAAAAAGGGCGGCTTAGACTCTGAAACAGTAGAATTAGAAACAGGTTGGTTTTACGATAAAGATCGAAAATGGAAAACAGAGATAAGCGATGCTGACGTTAAATGGAAAAGTCCGCAATCGCTAAACCCAACCCTTAGTACAGGAAGAGATATGTGGGGCAGGATAACCCTACCCCACAAGAGACTAGGGGACGTTATTGACGCGCCTACTTTATTTCATAATTATCCTGAACTTAAACAGCACCCAATGAACATACGTAAGAGACTGGAAGACGATAACTTAGGAAGCTATAGTTATGTCGATGGAACAATAGAATTGAAGTCTGAATTAGATCAAACGACTATGGACGCTATAAATGCCATAGAATGGAGAATGGAACACGGTAAGGGTTCTTTTGACGATCAGATTCAGCTTTCCAGTTTAAAGCGAGCACACCCGGAATATGAAACAGATTTAGAGTATGTTAAGCGCCGACGCCATGAAGATGGGGATAGGTTTGCTACGAAAGAAGAAATGGAACATGTTCTTGTAGAACCGAAAGCACATAGGGAAATGGGAGAACGACCCAAAGAAAATAATCCTCTTGGGGTATTGTTGCATGAAATCCAACACGCTGTTCAGCATAAAGAAGACTTTGGGCAAGGATATAATACAAAAGAATTAAGAAATAAACTCAAAGAGTTTGAAAATCTGTTTCAACAAAAACATGCAGATGTAGGTGCTCGGTTAAAAGAAGCCGGAGTCGGTTCCCTTATGGTAGACTCTTCTACTCCTATGCGTAGTCGCAGTATCCCTTCTTTTAGTGAATTTAGGCCGTGGGGACAAGAGGGCGCAAAACATATTCCTTTAAATAAATTAAAAGAAACCTTTATGGTGAATGGGCTAAGTGCAAACGAAGCTTCAGCCCTATTAAAGGATCTTAAAGAAGTTAGGAGAATAGCCAGAAAAGCTGAAAAGAATTGGTCTCGCGATTGGAGAAAAGACCCTATGGAAATGCTTACTCCTCATCAAACATGGGGACGACAATTAGGTGAAAATGAAGCAGAACTTACAATGAAATCCCAAAACTGGGGTATGGAAGAAAGACGACTTAATCCTCGATCTTTACGGCAATCCAGTTTTGGTTTACCAAAAACAAAGGATTCCGTTGTTAATCGTAGTGTGAACACTGATTTTTGGCAGTACCCCTTTAAGAGGAAAGATTAATGCCTAATCTCCCCCCGCCTCAAGTACCCTTCACCGTTGACGAATTACCACCGGAGTCTTTCCAACGGTCCCCGGTTACGCGCCCAGAGGACATAGGGAAGGCGGATGCGAACCCGCTGGCGCAGTTTGGTAGATTGGCAAATGTTGTCGCCCCTACCCCGGCAGACTTTGTTGAGAATGTGGGTACGGCGGCATGGATGCATCCTGCCGTACAGGGTCCGGCATGGCTGGCAAGGGCTGGCAAGAGTTTATGGAATATGGGCAAAGGCGCTTTGCGAATGGGCGGTAAAGCCACTGCTCCAACCGCTGGCGCTCTGACAGGCTTGACGGTCGGAAGCGACGAAGCCGAGGGCGGGTTGTTAAAGGCCGCTGTCAGTACGGCGCAGTGGGCGGCTGAACGCGCTGCCAAAGATCTATTGCCTAAATTCTTTAAGCCACAAACAAAGAATCTTACAGACTTTGCTAAGTTGGTAGATGAAGAAGACGCAGTTCGCCGATTCGCTAGAGCCAATAAAGTGTCGCTAAAAGTCACTAATCATTTAGTAAGTGATCTTTTTGCAGGCGCACCCATACGAGACATTATGAACGCCATCCGCGTCCATAAAAACTGGAGTTTGAAATAATGGCACAGAAAGCGCTTCCAGGTTTAAGTTGGTCTGAGTTTATTCGCGGCGGCATTCCAATAAATGATCCTAACGAGAAAGGATACATGGCGATGGACATGGGGGAAGGGACGGCTTTCCGAATTGGTGACAAGAACATTTATGCTTATCAACCCTACGGACCAGGTAGCCCCCACACTCTGTATTCTGAGCCTCTTAATAATAGGTCAACACAAGATGCTGCGCGACAAGATGCTGCGCGACAAGATGCTGCGCGACAAGATGCTGCGCAGCTTTATCGCGCCCAAGTCCAGGAGGACATTAACTCACGAAATTGGTTACAACAGCCGACAATCTTGTTTGACCAAAATAAACCTATGGCTCCGATTTCACTAGATCCGAGAAACACTCACACTCGTTCCATCCCCGAGTCTAAACCGACCGATCTCTATTTTACAGAATATCTGGACACAGACCTGCCCCTGGATCTGATGACAGTCAGTTCTCGTACTTCTCCTGAATGGGCAGGCTCCCCCTCTAGTCCTCAAGTGGTAGCAGATCAACTGAACCGCCCCGGGATTCGGTCTATTACATCGACTAATGCCGATTTAGCTCCGGTAGCCTTGTCTTCAAACAACCAAGCCATGTACGGTAAAAACGCCGTTACTAGCGCTCCCCTTGATGCGCCGCCCCCAGCGGCATTAACGCCAGGATATGAAGTAGGTATAGACGATATAACCGCTTATGATTTTGATCTAGGACATACGCCACAGACGACTGCGCCAACCGATACCTACCTAAACTCTCGGGAGTATCTTTCCACTGGCTGGCCCGCAAAATGGGGGGGCCGTTCCAACTATGATCCCTATGATGTGCCAGGTCGGCTTACTTATTCTTCTCAACCGTCTGGCTCCATGCCAGGATATACGCCCCCGGAAGCGTTACTGCCTGGCAAACCTGATAAGAGTATTGCGGACGTTTTTACTGATTTTTTTACTAGCGCACCAGAGAAAATAAGCGTTACCGATCCAAGTAATTTACACGCCCAACCGAATAGGAGCTACATCAGTACCGATCCCGCCGATATTATGGGTGGTGTAATGAATAAAGGTCCGTATGGGACCGCTGGCACCATGATTAACAGTGATTTAAACACGTCTGCTAAAGTCGGCGCTGGAATAATGGGGCTTGGCTCTCTTTTGGCGGGGCCGGGAACTCTTTTGCTTGGGCCTTTGGGTAGCCTTGCTAATAGCATGGGTGCGTATCAGGATTTGGGCAACCCGACCTTTGATCCCGATAGCCTGTCTATTACCGGTCAGGGCTTTATGAGCGGCAAAACAAGTGAATTTGACGAAGAATATCCGGGGGGCGTCTTTTATCAAAGTGGCCCTTTGAATAATTACAATTCTCTCTCTACGGCTCCTGTTGGGATTGAGAGAGGAGGGACCGCTCCTGTTGGAACTTACCTTCAGTATGGGCCTAAAGACGCGCCTTTCAGGGCTGAAGCAAAAGACTTTATCGGCGATCTCACTTACAGCGAGTTACAAAATGAAATATCTAGGAACCCAGAGGAATATAGCACGGTAGTCGGCGGTACGGGCGATGGTGGTGGTGATGGTGGTGG